ATGATGGTGACGCCGATCGTCCACTTCATCGGACAGCCGCCGACACGTCGTGCCCGATGATGAGCGGACCGTACGGGTTGCCCTTGATGAACGGCTCGATCCACACCAGTCGATGCGAGTCCGGGTTGAAGGAGCCGTCCGGCAGTTGCGCCGGACCGAGCGACTTGTACCACTGACGTCGCCAGTGACCGCGCACCATGAACTGGTGATCGAAGGTGAACTCGTCGGACTCTTCGCCACGGTCAAAGCGAGCGGTGTGCTCGACTTCTCGCCGCAGGCGGAGCACCTTGATGTAGCCATCCTCCATCGTCAATCCACCACGGAGGCCGCGCTTCATCTCAGGGCGCTTCGGGCGGTAGGTGGTCGGCACGATGATCCGTTGCCACGTCCACCGGAAGTACGCCAGCAGGAAGCGCCGGATCACGGCAGCCGATGAGTGGACCTGCCCCTCGGGCATGTCGTCCCACTTGATCCAGCCGCCGTCGCCCCACGGTGATCCGAACGACCAGCCGCTCGTCTCGATCACCCAAATGCCAAGTTCTCGGGACGCCTTGATGACGCGCTCCCTCGTCGCCTTCGGGATGTTCTCCTCCCTCTTGTCGTCATAGATCTCGGCATCTTCGAAGTCGTACGAGTCGAACGAGTTGTAGAGGACGTAGCGGATGCCATCGCCCTCGGTCTTCGTCCCGTCGTCGTGGATCTTCGTGACTCGGTGGGTTGCCCATGAGATCGCTCGCACCGGAACCTCGGTGTCGGGGTCCAGCGCCCCGTCCTCACCGACGTCGGACAGCATCAAGGGCGACTCGAAGACGATGAGTCCCCGCGGGCACGGCAGGTCGGTGGGGAAGATCGGTTCAGGGTCGGCGCTCTCCGCCGCGATCTGGACCGATGCCATGACGGAGTGCGAGACGTAGTGAGTCTCGGACAGGGCAAGGTCTTCGTACTCGGCGTACAGCCCGCCAACCGCAGCGTCGAAGATGGCCTGGTCGATGTCGCCGCCGTCCTTCCGCACGCGGTCAGCGGTGTCCGAGGACGACAGGAGCCGGATGCGTTGAAGCAGCCCGAACGGCAGGTCGTCTTCCGCGACCGCCTGGCCGACGTGGGCCAGCGCGTACTTCCACAGACCGCTGACCTTGTCGTAGAGATCCAGATGGAACTGCAACGCCTTGCTCGGCCCGGACCAAGATCGTGCTGCGATCTTGTCGATGCGCTGCGCCTGCACGTCACGAGTGCCGGGTCCGAGGCCGAGCGCTTCTTGCCCACCGATCGGACCGCTGGACTCGAACACCGCGCGAGGCCACCCTGCCCTCCTCGTGGATGCGTGCATCCCGTCGGTGCCGGGAAGGCCCCGCCCCCGCCCAGCGGGCGGGAGAAGGGCCTTCTTCCTGCTCTCGTCAGAAGGGGACGACACTCTCATCCTCCTCCTTCTCGGCGTCGCGAGTCGTGGCCCACTCGACCAGCGCCTCGTTCAGCGGCCGGGGGTCGACCAGCGTGCTCTCGTCAGCCTGGCCGAAGGCGTCCTCATGGGCGAGGACCGCCACGTACCGAGCCTGTGGCATCTGGCCGTTGTCGATCTCGACCTTGTCGACGGCCTTCAGTTGGACCAGGACCGGCGTGCCTCGCAGCACCCAGCCGCCTCGCTCGATCCGGGCCTTGAAGTCGCGCTGGGCGGCGTCAGCGTCGGCGTGGACCTTCTTGCGCCACACCGTTCGCTTGTCGCTCAGTGGCCGCTCGTAGTAGCAGACCATGTTGCCTGCCACGAAGAACCGGCCGACGATGCGAGCCTCGCCGTAGGCGTTGTATCGGATCGCCTCGGCGTAGAGGCCCCACATGTCGATGCCGTTCCGATGGAGCCGGATCGACGGGTCCTTCTTGACGAACCTCGGGATTTCAGTCATGTCTGTTCTCCCTGTCTGTCGTGACCTAGAAGGTCAGCGGGGTGGGCTTAGCGTCCGAGCCGTAGACCGACTCGATGAGGCTCGATGCGATCTCCCGGTTCTCGGGGCGGATCTGACCGAGGAAGTTGTTGAGAGCGAACTGCTCTCCGAACTGCGCCGCCAACTTCTTGAAGGTCAGAAGTTCACGGAGTTGCGGAGCGCTCGTCACTTCGCCGGACTGAGCCTTCGTGTTGAGGTTGCGAGCAACCTGGATGATCTTCGTCGGGACCCCGAGCCGACTGGCCAGCGACCAGTCAGTCGTGAGTTCGACCTGGATCGGGAACCTGCTCAGCAGGGCCTCGCTCATCACCGCGCCGGGGACGTTGGGGTTGCAAGCGCCCATGACGACGAACTTCGGGCCGACCTTCACGTTCCCCCGCTTCGGGTTCTGCGGGATGGTCAACTCTCCACGCCCGTCCATCATCCCGTAGACCACGCTGAGGACCCGAGGGTCGATCAGAGCGATCTCGTCGATGAAGAGCGGGACGCCCTCGCCGTCGTTGGCTTCGGCGGCTACGACGGCGGGACCGTCGACCCAGGAGAAGGTGGCATCGTCGTTCTGGACGAACCCTCCCACGAAGTCAGCGACCTCAGTCTCGATGCTGCCCTGGACGGTGATGGTGCCGGGAAGCGCCGCCTCGATGAGAGCGGTCTTGCCGGTGCCGGGTGCGCCGTAGAACAGGACCGGCAGGCTGGCGGCGTGAGCCGCCTGGACCAGCGCGACGTCGGTCGTCTTCTCGGAGCCGACCATGATCGAGCGAGGCAGGTACTCTTCGCCGTTCGGGCGGAAGAAGCCGGACGTCTTGCCGGTTGCCGTAGCCGTACCGACGGCCGGAGCCGTGGGCTTCGCCACTGGCAGCGCGACGGTCGGACCCTCCAACTCGATGACGGGGTTCTTGCTCAGCAGCGTGCTGAGCGACGCCATCGTGGAGGCGACGATCTCGCTGGTCACCTCCCTCCCAGCATGGATCTCTTCGGTGGATTTCACGGTGGAGCCTCCCTGTCTGTGTCTCTGTCTCCATGCAGAACTCTACACCAAGATGGAAGGCTGTGCAACTCGCCTCTGTCTTTGGCAGGACTCTAGAAGAAGAACACCCCCGGTCCTGAGCAGGGCCGGGGGCGTCCTTGGTGGGAACTTCGTGGTGGAGTCAGGCGGCGGTGGGAGAACTCCGCTCGGCTGCCGTTCGGTCGAGACTCGCCTGCACCCAAGAGATCGACCGGCCAGCGGCGTGGGCGATCTCTCGGAAGCGGTACCGATGGCGTCGGGCTTCGATCACCTTCTCGTCCAACTGCTCCTGTAGATCGGAGATCTCTTCGCGGCGGGTGTCGATGGCCGACGCCAGCGTCGCGATGTCGAAGAGTTCAGGATCTTCCTTCGGATCGAACTCGGTTGGCGTCGTGGTCATGGCGTTCCTCTCAGAAAGGCTCGTCAGGGTTGCCGTCGAGCGGCAACTGCGGAGCGGGTGGGGTGTCGTCGGACGTTGGCGGCGCTGGCGGAGCCGAAGGCGTTGGCGGGGTTGGAAGCGATGGCGATGGCGCAGACGGGACGCCGGACACGCCGGACTTCACGAAGTCGACGTCGTTCTGCATCTCGCCGTTCCACTCGCGATGGGCGACCTTGCCTTGCGCGACCTGACCGACGATGCGCTGAGCGATCTGCTCGATCGTCAGGTTCTCCGCCTTCAGCGACTCTTCCGAGACGCCGATGTTCTTCAGCCGACGAATCGTCATCTTCATGCCGCGAGGGTTGTCGAAGGTGAAGACGAGGTTCACGATCGCTGTCTTCCCGGCGTCGGGGTCCGGCTCTTCGACCTTCACGGTCGTGCGGATCATGCGGTTGCCGGTCGACGAGACGGTCGCGGTGGCGTCGATGATCTTGAAGGTGTGCTCACCTTCTGCGATCGGTCGTGTCGCTTCGTCGACCTTGTCGAGTTCCTTGTTCCAGTCAATCATCGGTCGTGTCCTCGTTCGTGTTCGTGGTGGGTGTGGTGGTTGGTGTTGGTTCGGGTTCGGTGTGGGGGAAGATCATGTTGAGCATCTGGTCGATGTCCGAGCCAGGCACGCCTGGCTGACGGTTCTGGATCTCGACCACGGCAGGGATGCGGCCGTCGACCCGCTCTCCCGCTTCGAACTGGTTGGTTCGCCGCGTGAGCATCTTGCGGACCTCGATCTGCTCACCGCTCAACTCGTCGACCTGCTGCTCGGACCAGAGGTAGCCGGTCACGTCGAGCAGATACGGGAGGACGGTCTGCAACTGGCCCTGGCACCACGGTCGGTAGATCCCGTCGATCTGACGGGTCATGGCCGTGAGGACGATCGCTTCCAGTGGGAGCGTCGGGTGCATGGTGAGGTCGCGGAGATCCCGGACCAGGCCGGTGACCTCTCGGTAGGTCGAACCCCACACGTCTCGCGTGGGCTGGTTTCGACCGACCTGACCTTCGATGTAGCGCTGCTGCAACTCTGAGATCGAGTCGATGATGAGGCTCTTGAACGGATGCTTGCCCGACGCGAGCCACTGGTGCGCCCGTTGCACCGTCGCCCAGTCGCGGGTGGCGACGACGGCGGTGTCCCACGTGCCGTCCGGGGTGGGCGGCGGTTGCGTGGACGGGTCCCAGCGGACCGGCTTGATGGCGAGGAACCGGCTGGCCGACTCGACGTCCAGGTACAGACGGGGAGCCGGGCACGTCACGGCGAGCGATGACTTGCCGGACTTGCTGTGTCCGTGGATGAGGATCGTCAGCGAGCGGTCGGTCATCGCAGCGCCGTGGCGTACAGCCAGACGTACTTGTCGGCCTTGTCTTCAGCGACGCCGTGCTGGGCGACGGCCACGTCGGGAGCGGCCTCGTCGTCGGGGGTCACGCGCCGGGTGACCGCCTTGAACTCGCCGGGCGTTGCGCCGTAGGACTCGCCCTTGCGGATCGCGGCGGCGATCGAGGGATAGATCGGCTTGTAGAAGCGGTAGGTCTTGCCGGTCGTCTTGCGGACCTCGTTCAGCCACTCCGCGATCTCTGAGTACGTCTGTCGTCTCCGGCTTGCGGACCGGCTGACTGGCTCTTCAGCGATGAGTTCCAAGGGAACGCCTTTCTCGGTCAGGTCGTGTCATGGCGTACATGACGATGTGATGGGTTGTAGTGTAGCGCAAACGCTAGCGGTGCAGGGCATCGAGGGTGGCGTCGTCGACCCGGCCGGTTGCGGGCAGGTCGTGCCGAGCCTGGAAGGCGCGCAGAGCGGACTCCGTGCGCGGTCCGACCACGCCGTCAACGACGATGTCGAACCCGTGGTTCATCAAGAGGGCCTGCAACTCGGTGGGGTCGATGTCGGTCATGGTCATCCTGACTCCCTCAACGAGTTGATCGCCGCTGCGTACTGCGAGTCGGCGGGGCTGATCGTGCCGTCCTGGTCGGTGTCCACGTAGCCGGGCACGTCCGAGATGGTCGGGTTGGCTGAAGGCGGCAGGGGCGCTGTCGTCGGCGGCGTCCCCGGAGGCGCTGGCGGGGCTGGGGGTGCAGGTGGTGTGTTCGGCACCGTCGTCGACACCGGTGGGATCGTCGTCGTCGTCGGAGCGGTGTTCGGCGTCGTCACTGGCACCGTCGTCGGACCGGTCGTCGGCGTGGTCGGCGTGGTCGGGACCGTGACGAGTTGGCACGCCACGAAGTCGACGGTGACGGTCACGGTCCTCGTGTCGCTCGGCCAGGTCGCCGTGATGGTGGCCGTGGCTGTGCCAGACAGCGACGGCTCGACGTCGTAGGTGGCGGTGTCCGCGATGAAGGCCAGCAGCAGCGGTGCGCCGCCGTTGATCGACAGCGTGCCCGAGAACGTCACCGGCTCGGTGGGAGAGTTCTCGTTGTCCTGCGCCCGGAACCGCAGTGGCTCGCGGGTGCCGAGCGACGTGCATCCTCCCCCGGTGGCGAACGGCGTGGGTTCAGCCCATGCGACCGTCACGGCGGCGATGAGCGCCGCGCTCGCGGCTACTGCCGCTGTCCTACGTCTGGTGATCTTCATGGGGTGCCCTTTGTGTAGCGGTCGTGCCGGTGGCCACGAACGAACTCAGCGTCAAGCAACGCTCGGGCACCCAGCGGGTTGTCGTCGATCAAGTCGCAAGGATGACGGTACTGACACCAGCGGCACGAGTCCTGTGGCGTGGGGTAAGCGAGCGCCGAGCCGATGTCGTCACGGTGCTCCATCATGCGGATGATCTCGTAGGCGATCTGTTCGATCTGGCGGAGTTTGGTGGCGGCTTGTCGCCAGGTGGCGTGGGCCGGGATCTGCTCGACCATCGGGTGCACTGCCCGTTCCGGGACCTTCACCTTGTAGAGCACGGTGTACGCCGCACCGCCGATCACCTGCTCGGGATGCGTGAGGTGGGCGAGGACCATGTAGACGTGATGTTGGTACGACTTCTCCAACAGAGGCGGCAGGCTCGTCCGGCTGTGCACGCTGGCCGTCTTCAAGTCGTTGATGAACAGCCAGCCGTCGTCCTTCCGTTCCAGCAGAAGGTCGGCCTTGCCTCGCAGCAGAACCTCGCCGCCGCAGATCAGCCCTTCCAGGATCTGTTCAGAACGGATCTCGTAACCGTCGTACGGTCCTTCGGTGGCGACCCACTCGGTGTAGGCGTTGATGCAGTTGCGGCCGAAGATCACGTCTTCGTACAACTGGTCGGTGTCCCACGACGGAGCGCCGCTTTCGACCAACTTCGACTCGTCCAGGATGGCGAGACGGCGGTGCTCGTCGACCGGGTCGACTCCGTCCCGGTGCATCGCCTCGATGGCTGCGTGCACTCGCGTGCCGAGCGCGAGCGGACCCACCACCGGCTCGGGCTTGCCGAAGTCGTTGATGTAGGAGAGGTCGAACTTGCGGCGGCACGTCAAGAACGTGGCCAGATCGGAGTGGGTCAGGGTGATGGTCATGGATCAGGCTCCCACTCTCCGAGCGCTTCGAGTGCTCGCTTGGCGATGGGCAGGCACCACGCCGGGTGGAACTTGTTGAAGGGCGGCATGGTCGAGATCGCACCGGCCATGAACTGCTCGCTGGGCAGGAACTCGTCCGGGTCGGGCAGGGCCGCTCGGGGGTCTAGCCACGGTGGGACGTCGACGGTCATGGCTCGACGACCTCGTCCGGAGGCTTCACGGTGATGCAGACTTCGAGTTGCATGACACTGCTCTCCATCTTCACGGTGGTCGTCGATCCGGCCACTCCGACCAGGTCTTCGGACATCCGCATCGCCCGGTCGATGGCATCGAGGAACAGGTTTCGCACTTCGGGGACGGGGTCGAGCGTGCTCATCGGAGTTGGTGCTGCCTCGCCACGGTGATGACGTCGCGCAGAAGTGGCGGACCTCCATCGAGCAGGGCCTCGTAGTCGCACGAGCAGGTGAGCCAGTACCCGCCGTCCTTGGGGTACCAGCCCACCCGCATCTCGTGGCTGGTGTCGCCTCCCACCATGCGGACTCGGTGAGCGGCTTGGCGGTGTGCGGCCGAGCAGTAGCGGGGGATCGGCCCCCGACCGTTCGGTCGCTTGAACTCGTCACCGCAGTACTCGCAGATAAGGACGGTCATGTCTTCCCTCGATCGCCCTCACGCTTGAACCGCTCGGTCTTCGCCTCGCGCAGAGCACGGCGACGGTCGTAGAACGAGTCTGACAGGGCGCGGGCGTTGGTGATGTAGGCGTGGTCGGGTGAGTAGCGGCGGGAGACGATGTGCCCGTCCCACGCCACGTACTCCAACTTCTGTGAATGGCAGGTGTCGCAGACGGCGATGCGAACCGGGATGCCGGGCAGCGCCGTTCGCCCGTTCCCTTGCGCGTGGCCGAAGAAGACCTCGGTCCACTTGTGGCCGAGGTCGACGCACAACGCCGCCTCGATGTCGATGCCGCGGTACTGCTTCTTCCGTGCTGCCATGTTCAGTCCTTGTCTGGTGGGTCTGTGTCTGTGCTGCGAAGCCCCAGCCCTCGCCCGAAGAGATCCTTCATGCGGAGGACTTCGTCAGGTGAGAACGGGGATTCAGCGATCCGGGAGCCGTCTCGCTTGATGTAGTCGATGCCGATGGCGCAGTCTCGGCACACCCGCTTGTCGTTCTTCCAGAAGGAGCACCGGCAGGCTGCCAGTGCTCCGTGCAGCGGGGCGGTCCCGCAGACCTCACACGGTCCTGGCTCGAACCACGGCACCCCCTTGTTGCGGATCTTGCCGAGAGGATGGCCGTCGATGCAGGTCGGGCGATTCACTCGTTCGCACCGTACACGAACGAGTGTGACGAGTCAGGGGGACTCAGGCGGAAGCGGCGGGACAAGGTCTGGCTCGTACTCGTACTTGCTCTTGATGACCCGCCCCTCGTCTCGGGCGCGCTGGATCTGGATGCCGACTTCCTTGATGTCCGCCTCGTCCGCTCCGGCCATGCGGAGTTCGTGGAAGATGCCGGACGTGTGCGCGCCCTTGTTCTCGACGGCGTCCCACGTGGCGGTGTCGTAGTCGATGTTCAGCGCTGGGTAGACCAGCACCTCGCCGTCGTAGAACAGTTGAAGCGCCCCGGCGACGGTGATCTTGCCCGAGAAGAGCGCTCCGGCGACTTGGTTCTCGGATAGGGGCATGGTCTGACTCCCTTGCGGTTCCGTGCACAGGTATGCACACTCCTGAACCGTACCGGGTTCAGGCAGCAACCGCCACTCGGTCAGGGAGAGACCGTCGTGTACTGCTTGTGGTGGTCGGCGCTGATCTTGCCGACCGGTCCGGCCGCCTGGCCACAGACCAGGAGTTCGTCAGCGACCTTCTGGTTGATCTTGTTGCGAGTCCAGTTGGTCGAGTTGTAGGCGTAGATCGCACCCGGCTCGTCTTCGGGCTTGGCACAGAACAACTTGGGCATGTCGTCATCATCCTCGTCAGGGGGTGGCTTGGGCTTGGGCTTGGGGGGCTTGACCGTCGGTGGCTTGGGGGCCACGCTCCCGGCGATGCCGGTAGCGAGAGCGGCTGGGGAGCAGGCAACTTCGTAGTGCATCGCATCTTTGTTGCGCGAGTAATCTCCACCCCATCTCCAAACCAATGCGCCACCGTTGGTTCGGATCGCCTTGATGTCAGCCACCATTGCGGGTGGCATGTCTGTGACGAGATTGGGTCCGTACGGGTTCGACTGCCAATTCAGATCTAGCGCAATGCCGTAGGCGTGGAGGCTGAATCCCGTACCTCCTGTGATCTTCCTACAGTTATAGGCCCCTGTATCATTTCTTCGTGTGGCGTAACGATGGCGTTCCAAGCAGGCGTTGAGGGCGTGCACCGCTTCGACTGTTCGCCTATCGACGGTGACCCGGCCTTCGCCGTAGAGCGGGATGGTCACACAGTTCGCGGCGTTGCAGGCCGGTGCCCACAACTGACGGAGTTGGCTAGTTGACTGCATTGGCCTCCCCGAACTCGTCACCTGGCTCGTTGACGCCGTGGTCGGCGTTCTCCTGCGGTTCGGCGTCTTCGTCCTCGTCCGGCTCAGCCTCGGGATCGGCGGGCGGCGTCACGAACTCGTCGGGCTGTGGGTCCTCTTGCGGGTTGCCCTCTTCGGGCTGCTCTTCGACGGGCGGGAACGTGGCGGGATCAGACATGGTGTGAAGTCTCTCATCAAGACGTCGCGACGGCGAGCATCTCGAACGCCCCATCGACGAGATCTCCGTCGACATCCCCGAGGGCGACGATCACCGTCGTGGCGTTGATGAAGTCGATGATCGCTGTCTCGCCTGGCTGCACCGCCGGACCAGCGTCGACTGCCGCCGAGCCGAACACCTTGGTCACGACTACGACCGGCGTGGTGGGGAACGGTGTGTCGAACGTGATGACGTAGCGACCCAGCCCAGTTCGAACTGACGTGAAGCCAGAGCCATAGGCGACGCTGCCGTCTTCGGCCACGCCACCGCCCACCGTCGTGATGGGCGGACCTTGCGGGCCGACCGGCCCTATCGGACCTTGCGGGCCGGTGATGGTCCGACCTGGCGGTCCGGCCGGGCCGGGGGGTCCAGTGATCGACTCACCGGCAGGTCCGGCCGGGCCACGACTTCCGACAGAACCCGCGGGTCCGGCGGAACCCGCGAGTCCTGCGCTCCCAGTCTGGCCTGTCGCGCCGACGATCGCCTCACCTGGCTGACCCGGTTGACCCGACGCTCCGTCGATGCCGTCCCGGCCGGGAAGACCGTCAGCACCGGGGGAGCCGGGAGGACCGGCTGGACCCCGGGCACCGCTTGGTCCAGGAATCGGTATCAAGGCTGACTCGGTCGTCGTCGTCGTCGTCGCCTTCGACGAGGTGGGCTTGGCGGCAGGCATGTCCTGTGTGGCGAAGATCGCGACGAGCGAACCACCGCAGACAAGAGACGTGACCGCCAACATGCCGATGGCTCTTGTCGGACTCATCACAACAGCGGGTCTTCTTCCTTCGTCTGCTCAGACTTTATGACCCCCGCCTTCGACCCGTCCGGCCGCATGTCGAGTTCGTCGGCCCGTTGCGACTTCCCGGCCAGCAAGCCGAGCAGAGCACCGAGGATGCCGGAGATGATCGAGACGAGGCTCTGCACCGACGTCGCCGTGTCGGCCTGGGGGTTCTTGATCTCGACGATGCCGATGGTGATCGTCGTCCCGACGAGGACGAAGCAGACGGTGAAGACGAACACCAGCACCATCACCTCGATCACGCTGCGGTTCTTCATGCTGAGAGCGCCGTTCCTGAAGGTGGACCAGGACGGTCTACGGTCAGGTCAGGGTCAGGGTCAGATGAAGCCGGATGGTGCGTCGGAGACGCTGATCGGTGCTTCGACGTCGGGCGGAAGTTGGTTGCCGGGGAAGCCGAACTCGGGGCCGGTCGGGTGCTCCATGCCGGGGTGGAAGTCGGGGAGGGCGAACGGCTCGATCGGTGGGCTGAACTTCTCGTAGAGACGAGTCCACCAGCGCTTGCGCTCTTCCCTGTCTCGCTTGGCTTGGTCTTCTTCGGCCTTCAACGCTGCTGCCTTCGCCACAGCGTCTACAGGTTCAGTGAAGTGTGCCTTGACCGCTGACCCTTCGCCGGTGCCCTGAGCGGTGACCACGCCTCGCGGGTTCCGGGGTCGTTCGGAGATGCCGGTGTTGTCGATCACCTTCCATGAGGTGAACCAGTCATCTTCGGCCAGTCTGTCGAAGGCGTCACGGTTCTTCGACATCGAGAAGTCGGAGTCACGGTTGCCGATCACGGAGGATGGGACGAACCGACCCTTGCCGATCGGAGCGTCGGTGTAGCGATCCTTGATCGAGATCCTGGACTCGGGAACGGGGATGTCAGCGAACAGTCCTCGGAACGTGTACCCGTTCTCCGCCAGAGGCACCATCTTCTCTTCGACCTTGTACGCAGACTCCATCGTGTTGTCGAGAACCATGTTGTAGCCAAGTTCCGCCAGACGTCGGCTGAACATCTTGGACAGGTAGCCCGACTCTTCGTGGACGAAGGACGCGGCTTCCAGCCCACCGATCTTGGGGCTGAGGCCCACAGGACCCATGCCCTTCTCGACCATCATCTCCTTGATGCCGTCCGGGTTGATCGAGACGTGGGTCGTGCCGATCGGGGGGATGCCTCCGTCGCCGCCGTACTCCCACGAGGTGATGCCGTACTCCGCTGCCTTCTGGCCGGGCTTCAACGAGTAGGTCTTCCCGGAGCCGGGCAGCCCGCCGAGCGCCAAGGCGTCTCGATCCTTCGGGATCTGCGCCTTCTCGACCTGCGCCAGCAACTCCTGCCACATCTGCTCATGGAGCGCGGCGCGTTGTGGCGTGTACGAATGCTGGTCATCCTCGGGCGGTGAGAGATGGTCGTAGATCCGGTCGGTGTCGATGGGCGACCAGCGCTGGATGATCTCTTCCAGTTGCTCGTACCGATGCTCGACGTCGACCGTGTCCAGTGCCTCGATCTTCGGGTTGATCTTGGCCAGGTACTCGACGCGCTCGGCAAGGGCGTGGTTCTCCACCGCTGCCCGCCGTGACAACTCTGCACCAGCCCGCTCACGGAGAACCTGCGTGGCGTCGTCGTCCTTGGCAAGACGCTCCAACTCGGCATCCTTCATGCCGCGGACCTTCGGGCCAAGACGGTCCCGCTCCCGGTCGGTGCGTCGCTGTCGCTCAGCGATGAGAGCCTGCCGCTCGTCCTCTTCCATCTGAAGCATCTGCGACTCACGCCGAGCGAGGTCCAGGTCCCCGAGTAGCCGTGCTTCGTGCTGAAGCAACGCCTCCCGGGCCGCCTTCTCGTTCCGGTTCATGCGACCGCGGGTCGCGCTGTTGGTGCCGGGCGAGGCGCTTCCATCTTCGCCAAAGGCCCGGTCGAAGATGGCGGCGACCTGCTGGGAGACGGGCTTGGCCCCCTCTCCGTTCAGCAGGACATCGACGACCGCCTCCGCCACGAACTCGTAGGAGTTCTCCTTCCCGGCCGGGCTGGCCTCGGTGCCTGCGTCCACGCTCTCGACGAGAGACTCCAACTCGATGGCCAAATCGCGATCGTCTTCGCGAAGGGCGTCATCGAGGATGTGCCCGAACTCGTGGAGCGTCTCCCCGCGTGGTGACGTGTCGAGCAGGTTCTCGGGGAGCCGGTCGTTGTGGAAGTCCGAGTTCACGCTGACCGTCGAGTCGGTCCTGCGGCCGAAGTTGAGCAGTTCCTGGAGGCCGGGGTTGAAGACCGGCTCGTGCTTCGCCATGTGCACCGAGTTGAGGAGGGGGGCGTTCGGC